AATCTTCGAGCATTGTCATGTGCTTACGGTCGTCGCGAATCTCTCCGGTTCCTGCATCGTACACTACCTTATTCTTAAAGCGAGTCATCACATCACGAAGATATTGCTCAGCTTTCATTTTAGGTAGGTTACCAACGTCGATGTAGAAGATACGACGTTCAGGTGCACGTGAGATACGATAGATGACCAATGAGTCTTCCATCGCCTTTAACTGGTTGAGTGGCTTAATTGCCTTCTGTAGATAACCAAGAACCATGTCACCTTTGACGTTGACAAGGCCAGAAGATACGTTGATAATGGAATCGACTGCTATCTTAATGCCTTGTGTAGTAGGATCTTGATAGTTAGGCTGAGTTGGTACTTTACCGAAACCATTCTCATTGTAGATATAGAACTCTTCGCCCGTCGCAGGAATAATGACGTTCGAATCCTTGGCAGCTTTTCTTTTCTTGTAAGTTTTGACTTTACGAAGCTTGCGAGGATCTACGTAGCGTAGTTCTTGAATGCCTTCGCGAGGAGCCTTCTCGTCAATCATTAAGTGATAGAATATTCTACCATCGACATACCACTTGCGGAAAATTTCATAGGCGTGCTGATTAAACTCGAGCAGCTCGAGCACTTTATCAAACTCATCGAGGATAAGTTTCTTGACTTTGTCTGGTTGCTTTAAGTCGTCAAGATTTAAAGATACGACTTCTTTCTTTGGATCAATAACAACAGCTTCGTTGATAATATCATCGACAGCAAGTTCGATGTCTGGATGCTGAGCCATCTCTCTATACTTCGAGACGAGCTCTGACTCGGTGCGAATGGCACCTTCCATATCAACATACTGGCCATAAGCTCCACCTTCGGCAAGAACAAGAGCTCCATCATCGTCCTGTTTTGGGGCAAATGATGGAAGCTCTTTTTCTTCTTGCTTTCTTTTAATTTCAAAACCAAATAACTCGGCCATGGGTTCTCCAATTTAAATAACGAAAAAGTAAAGGGAATGAGTACCCTTTACTTATTAATCACCGCCGGCGTCGTCTGTGACACTGTCTCCAACATTCCAATAGTCGTACTGGAATGTAACTTGGAACAGTTCGATCTGATCGGTTGTAGACCAATCGAGTTCGATTGGGCTGATGTTGCTTGGGAAGATACCGTTGAAATCGTATGAACGAAGCTTCGATCCATCCTTAGCAAACTGAGTAACTGTCGCCTGTGACTTATAACGATTGATTTCTCTTACGTTACGTTGTAGACGATTGATAGCATTCGACCATTCTTCCATGGCGTTACGAATCAGGAAGTCTTCATCGTTGATAATCGTAACTGTCCATTCGGCGAATGTTCTATCACCAGCTAACTTCATTTGACGACCGAAGTAAAATACTGGAATGACACCGAGGTCAGAGCCAGGCAGTTGAGCTGCCTGACACATGAATCGGGTTTTTGCATCTCCAGAACTGTTCGCAGGATTAAAAATATCCACTTGGAACAGGTTTTGTCTTGCACCGCCGTAAGTTAGTTGGCTTCTCATTTCATTGATATTAAAAGCCATTTACTTTCCTCCTAGGTTTATTTTATTTATTAGAACTGGCCAGCGATTTCATTGAACTCGACACCAGATCTTACGGCGACGAAGTTTAGCTGAATGAAGTTGATCGACCTAGCAGGCTTGATGTAGATGTCTCCAACAAATCTATTACTGTCGATTACTTCAGCAGTATTGTTTGTTTCGTCACAAACCACGCGGAAATCAACGATTCCACGACGTCCTTGAACGTCACGTAGGTAAGGTTCTACAAGGTTTCTAAACTGCGATCTTGTGAATTCGTCATTGAATTCGAACAATGTAGAGTTAGAAGCTGTAGCGATCGCTTTTTCAAGAACGATGAACAGACGACGTACGTTGATACGATCGAATGCGCTTGTACGACCTAGAAGAGTTTTGTCTCCATAAAGAACTGTGCCTTGGCCTGGGAATGTCACAACTGGATTGACATCGTTCTTATATAGAAGATCTCTTTCAGATTTGCTTGGGCTGAAAGCAAGCTTTACAAGGTTCTTTACTTGGCCACGGGTGAAACCGGCCGGTGAGAACCAAGGATCTCTTACGCTATCGCTACGTGCAGTAATGCCTGCCATATCACCGTTCAGTGGAATGTAGCGATATACATCTGCATACTTATCGTACTGATACTTGTAACCAGAATCGAGGAATGCATATGAAGTATTACGCAAAGCATTTCTAAAGTCTACGATGTTCTGTGCTTGTTGGTTTTCTACGTTAATACCTACAACATCAGAATATGCAGGAGAAACGAATACTACGCAATCCTTACGAACTTCTGCAATGTTATCGATCAGATAGTTGGCTAGCTGAACGTCGTTAGTTCCGATTGCCTTACCTTGAAGAATAAGAGAAACATCGACTGTGCTTGCATCTGCAAAGAGATCATATGCAGAACCAAGAGCTGCCATCGACACTGTGCTTTCGTTAGCGCCGTCTGTACCACGAACGAACGAACGTGTGTAAGTTGTCGTGTTAGTAGAATTAGCAACGTTTGACAGAGTATTAGAAGCTGCACCATCACGATCGTTTGTAGCCCAAATCCAACGTGAGAAGTCGTTGATTGCAGTCTTATAGTAGTTAGTCGTACCGTCATCTTTCTTGGCATCTGTTGCACGTGAAAGGTTTTGGTAGATTTCAAGAACTTGACCAGGTGTTCCGCTGATCAGACCGTCTTCGTCAACTACAACAACTGAAACTTCGTCAGTAACAGTGCGACCTGCGTTTGTCATCGATGAAGATACACCAGGAGCAGACTCGACAACGTTGAAGTATTCCCATTGACGCTTCAATGAAGTACCGCTGAAGTTAGTTGACTTGTTCCATGTGGTATCGAAACCGATATTGAAGAAGATGTTCGTACCGTCATCGGCTTGTGCGCCTTCTGAAGTGACCTTCATGTTTTGCTTACCGATAGAAGTATTACCAACTTCGATATAATCGCCGACAGTGATCTTATCTTTGAGTGCGGTCACTGCAAGACGAGCTTGTGCAAGAGTAAGACCGAGGTCAGTCGCTGATTGTTTTGTAAAATAAACAACCGAGTTGGCTGCGCCATTCGAGATGGCAACGTTTGCTCCACCAGATGTTAACGAGAGAGTAAAGCCGGTTGTATTCGCTCCAGTAATGAAGTACGATGTACCTTCTGATAAACCTTGAATGCTATTCGCAGTCGAAGAATTTCCCTTAGCATACCATACTGTATCACCGTTGGTGAACAGCGTGTTTGCTGTTGCAAGCGAGATGAAGTTGGCTGATACGCCGTTCGAACCGACTGCACGAGCACCTGCAGAAGCAGCTACACGATCGGCGAAATCATCACCTGACCACACGAAGACAACGTTAGCAGTGTTGCTGCCTACGGCGATCGACATAGTGGCACTTGTAAGATCAGCAAGAGCATATGTGTTTGCAGTTGTTGAACCCCAAGTGGTATTAGTTTCGAATGTAACTGTTTCGGCATATTGTGTTGCGCTATCGCACATCGAAACCTTCAGCGAGTTACCGAGTGCACCAGGATAACGAGCTACGAACTCTGTTCCTGTAAATGCTGTGTTCGTTGCACCTTTGTTTTCGAACTCTTCTGAGTTGCGAATAACTACGTTTGATGCAACAACTGCAGCTGTATTACCAGCATAAGCAGAAAGTGTCGTAGCATTAGCAAAGAATGAAAGAAGTGCTGAAGCGCTTGCGGTTGCTGCCTTTGAAATTGTAATAGCGCTGTTAGTTACTGCTGTTACAAAAGTATCTTCTGCAATGCCATCACCTTGTACGCGAAGTCCAGCTGTAAGACCAAGAGCAGTACCATTAGCGGCAAGCGATACGTCACCGTCAAGAGTAATAGTTGAAGTGTTTGCAAAACCTGTTGTGGTCGCAGCACGCGAAACATACAGAGCATTTCCATAAGAAAGGAAGTTTGCAGCCGTATAAAACGTTTCGTAGTTGTCTGAAGTTGGTTTACCGAAGCGATTTGCGAGTGTATTTTCTGAATCTACAAGAACAAACTTTCCTACTGGTCCCCAACGAAATACTCCGCCGAAACCACCGACCGTAGTCGCAAGTGCCGGAACAGTTGTTGTAAGATCAATTTCAGAAACATTAATTCCTGGGCTGACTTGAAACGCCATTGTTATCTCCCTTTAAAGGTTAGTCATATAAGTTGCATTTGCTTTATTTATAACTTCATTAAATTAGGGGATTTATCTATAAAAAAGCGTGGACTTCTGATATTTAATCTTTCCCTAGCATCTTGTAAATTTTCAGATAGTAGTTTGTCATAATCTTCTGCAAGTAAGAACTTAGCTTTTTTACCATTTCGATATGCTTCGTATAACATTTTAAGATGTGTAGGTGTAAGATTTCTTAATCCTAATGGTCCTCCTACATTAAAAAGAATAGTCAAACTAATAGTCAGCCAACTTAAAGCTCTTGTTTGAGCAAACGAAAACATAGTAATGCACATTTCTCCATCTACTGTTGTTGGATAACCAGTAAGAATATGCCAAATATCATGAGTATCCCTATAACGTCTAGCCATCCAACTATATGGGTGTTTGGCTTCAATCCACTTGTCGTTTGTCTGTCTTCGGCTGACTTTTACTACATTTATTTGTTGTTCTTTAAACTTTTCATAAGAAACTCTTCCAACAGAACCTTCTGGACGATCACAAAGTGTAGGAATATAGCTTGAAATTTCTTCATTACTAAAAGCCATTTCTCCGCCGAGTCGAGATTCCAGCATCTTTTTATATGTATACTTCAGAGAAGGTCCACTTCCATATCTAACTACTTGAGCAATAAAAATCAATCCGTTTGTAGGATGTGATAACGCTGGCTTCAATGCTCTTAACATGCGTTTTATATCAAAATTATAATCATCCATATCAAAAGTTCCCCTCAAAGAATCCCATCTTCTTGGCAACCCAGAAATCATCTTTTGGTCCACCATCGAAGAGTGATTCGTTTACTTCTTCATCGTGTTGATCGTCGCCTGTACTCATGAGTCCAAATGGAAGCATCTGCTGCTCAAGCATCTTCTCATTCTGTTCGTAAATTTGCATACGAATATCAATATTCGTAATTTCTTTCAGATAAGGCTGCGTAGTCAACCAAGCAAAGAGAACACAACACATGGCCATGTCATCGTTACCGTCTTCTGCTTCGTATGACTGGTTGCCTTTCAAACTATTCTTGAGCGAGAAGCGAGTCAACTCATAGATAGTGTCATAGTCATAGATCAAGAACTTATCAGATTCGACGAGAGTCTTGAGTGTGGCACAGCCAACTCGTTTCACCTGCTTCGTAGTCTTGACACCATAGTGAGTCGTCGTAGCAAAACCGCCTGACAGACTTTGACCCGTTCTGCCGTTATTTGCAGTCACGAGAACGCCGTCATACTCAAGATCGTAGTGCAAGATGTCAGCTACTTGTTGACCAATATCGTTTGTTTCGACAAGAACAAGAGCATCGTTATATTTGATGGCCGCATTATAGATGATGTTCGGATAGATCATCGGCGATATCAGGTTATTTCGATATGCTGCTACTTGTCGATAAGGCATCGTCGATACGTTGACGACAATGAAAGCAGAATAGTCGGCTCCGGCTCCGCGAGAAGTATCAACTACGATAGCATAAATTGTATCTGGCTCTGGCTCTTCGTAGATCTTGAGTCCACCGTCTGCCTGTGCAATCGGATGTTTATAGACCATATTACGAAGTTTGGTAGGATGGATCAGAGTGTTCGAAGATCCAAGGAACTCGCACTCATATTCCTGTCTGAACTGTTCTTCAGACGTATTACTGATCGTCTGTTCTCTCCATGCTTCGTCACGGCCAGGAATCTGTGACCAGTGAACGTCGACACGAGCATAAGCATTTCTACCTTCTTCGGACTCGGTCCAAATGCGGTAAAACATATTCATACCATTTGGAGTCGATGTGACCAGAACCTTCGAACTTTGACCAGATGAAATGGTAGGATAAACCGACGCGAAGAACTCGTCTTGAATGTTGGTCGGAACGAAGGCAAACTCGTCGAGGTAAACCATGTTCTGAGACGTACCACGAATAGCAGATGATGAAGTAGCTGAGGCAAGGATTTCAGATCCGTTCTCAAGCTTAATGTTACCCTTATTCCATTCAGTCACACCCATCTGAAGCCACTTCGGAAGATGCTCAAACATTAACTGAATACGACCAAGGATTTCTCGCGCTTGTCTGTCTTTGTTGGCCAGAATAGCGATCGAATACTCTTCGTTGAATACAATCTTCCAAAGTAAGTAAGCGGCAACAGTAGTTGTCTTACCAACCTGGCGAGGCATCTTACAGATAACGAATCGATTGGCTTCGAAGGC